CTAATAGAATAATTTGAATGAATCTAACATACGGAGAAGACCACAATGTCTAATAACAACCTAGAACAGATTCTCGAGATGCTTCTTAGCGAAGATACTCAAGCTGCCAAAGAGGCACTTCATGAGTATGTTGTAGCTAAAGCCCGTGAACAATACGAGCGAGTACTTGATGAATCCGAAATTTTTGACGAAGCTGATTGTGATGACAGATCAGACGAGTCTGGTGCATTTAAAAGTGGCGTAACAGCCGCTGACTTGGACGAAGAAGAGCTCGAAAGTGACATGTACGAGGAAGCTGACGAAGAAGAAGATCTTTTCGACGTTGAACCTGAGCTTGATAGCCACGAAGAAGATCATGGCGATGATGACATTGCTGATAAAGTAGATGATCTTGAGGATGAACTCGAAGAACTTCGCGCAGAATTTGAAAAATTGCTTGCTGACGAAGAAAATGACGAAGAAGCTGATGAAGAAGCTGATGAAGAACATGACGAAGAACATGACGAAGAAGCTGATGAAATCGAAATGGAAAGCATTGATCTAGACGAAGCTACAAGTTTTAGTGATAAAGTAGCTGAGCAACCAATGAGCGGAGCAAAAGGTCTCAAAGGTAGCGAGTCAGATTCGGACGAGAGCCCATTTAGTCACCCACCAAAGCACACAAAAGTAGACGGTGCTGGTACACCTATTGAGATTAAAGACGGTGGTGAAGGTGATCTAGGCGATAACAAAGCTGCTGATCATACTCCAGAAGATAATATTGATGTGCCTTCAAAAGCAGAAAAAGCTGGTAACAGCCTTTAATAACTTTTGGTGATAAATTAATATGAGCCGGAAACTTTACGAATATTTAACACCTTCAGATGCACATGTTAGTGTGTTTGAAAGTGTTGAATCCGATGGTACCAAAAATTATGGTATGCAGGGAATTTTTGTTCAGGGTAATAAAAAGAATCAAAACGGCAGAATTTATCCTGCGTCAGAGATTCAAAAAGCCGTGGACAGTATTCGTGGACGATTAGATGAAGGCGAAACTGTGATGGGCGAGTTAGATCACCCAGAAGAGTTACAAATTAACCTAGACCGTGTTAGCCATATTATTACTGATATTCAAATGGTAGGTGCAGACGGCATAGGGAAATTAAAGATTATCGAAACGCCCATGGGCAACATTGCAAAAGCATTGATGTCGGCGGGAGCTAAACTAGGTGTTAGCAGCAGAGGCAGCGGAAACGTTAGTGACTCAGGTCATGTAAGCGATTTTGATTGTATTACTGTAGATATTGTGGCACAACCTAGTGCTCCTGACGCTTATCCCAGAGCGATTTACGAGAGTCTATATAATATGCGGGGTGGTGAGATTATCATGGACATCGCTCGCGCAAACACACACAAGAATAAAGACGAAAAACATCTGATCAAGGGCGTTAAGCAATTGATCAAAGAACTTAAACTACGATAATTGTAGTAGAGGAGAACTATAATGGCGACATTTAACCAACTGTTTGAAGGAATGAACCTCTCTGAGGAAGCCTTGGAGCAGATCAATGAAGCATGGGAGTCCCGTCTTGATGAAGCTCGTGAAGAGCTCACAAGTGAGTTACGTGAAGAATTTTCGCAGAGATACGATCATGACAAAAGTTTGATTGTTGAAGCTGTTGACAAATTTATTTCTGACGAACTTGCGGCAGAAATCACTGAACTAGTTGAAGACAGACAATCCCTAGCAGAAGAAAAAGTTAAGTATCGTACTGCTGTAGCTGAACACGTAAAAATTCTTGACGGATTTGTGATGGAAACTCTAGCACAAGAAGTTAAAGAATTGCGTGAAGATCGTGTTCGTGTTGCTGAAGCACTGCAAAACATGGATGAGTTTGTTACTGAAAACTTAGCCACAGAGCTTACAGAATTTCACGAGGACAAGAAAGCATTAGCTAGCCAGCGGGTTAAGATGATTAGTGAAGGCAATAAAGCAATTGCCGAAGCAAAGAAAGATTTCATCACTAAAGCCGCTGCCAAAACTGAAGCAGTAATCAATGAAACTATGAAGTCAGAGATTACATCACTTAAAGAAGACATCACAGCAGCACGTGAAAATGATTTTGGACGTAAAATTTTCGAAGCATTTGCATCAGAATTTGGTGTAAGCCATCTGAACGAAAGCAAAGAAATTTCTATGTTCCAAAAGTCTCTCTCAGAAAAAGAGCAACTTTTGGCTGAAGCACAACAAGTAATTGCAGACAGTGAGGAGAAAGTTAAACTCACAGAAAGCAAGCTTCGTGCAACACAAGATCGTATGCAACGAAAAGAGAAACTTAATGAACTACTCAAGCCTTTGAGTCGTGAGAAACGTGAAATTATGAGTGACCTTCTTGAGAGTGTCAAGACTAACAACCTAGACAAAGCTTTTAATAAGTATGTGTCAAGTGTTGTTGGTAGTGAAAAAACACTAATCAAGAAAGCACTCACAGAATCAGTGGTTACCAAGGAACACACTGGTGACAAAGTGGCACCTGCTAGCGCAGCGGCCAAATCAACTAATGCGGAATCTGATGCTGAAATCATCAGCCTGCGTAAGTTAGCCGGACTTTAATAATAGGAGACTATAAAAATGGCAAAACTATTTGAAAGCAACTGGTCCGCTACCAAGGAAGCTCTTACAGAAGGCCTAACAGGCCAACGTAAGGGGACCATGGATGTAGTACTTGAGAACGCTAAAAAAATTCTTAACGAAACTGCAACTCCTGGTGCCACTGGTGCGGGCAGTGTAGCAACATTGAACAAGGTAATGTTACCTCTAATCCGTCGTGTAATGCCTAGCGTTATTGCGAACGAGTTGGTGGGCGTACAGCCTATGACTGGCCCTGTGGGTCAGATCCACACATTGCGTGTACGTTACGCAGAAACTGCTGCTGGCGTTAACGCTGGTACAGAAGCATTGAGCCCATTCGCACTTGCTAGCACATACAGCGGTAGCCCTGACGCTACTTCTGCTGCTGAAGGTGAGGTAGGCCGCAAGATGAGTATTCAACTCATGAAAGAGACAATTGAAGCTAAGACTCGACGCCTAAGCGCACGTTGGACATTTGAAGCTGCACAAGATGCAGAATCAATGCACGGCGTTGACGTTGAAGCTGAGATCATGCAAGCACTTGCTCAGGAAATTGTTGTTGAAATCGACCAAGAGATCATTGGTAACCTACGCAGCCTAGCTGGTCAAGGTACACTTTTGGACTTTAGCGCTATTAGCAGTGACTACACACCAACTTACGTAGGTGATCGTCACGCTCTATTGGCAATTGAAATCAACCGTGCTGCTAACCGTATTGCTGCTCGTACTCGTCGTGGCGCTGGTAACTACATTGTAGTATCTCCAGAAGCATTGACAGTACTTCAGACTGCTAGCACAAGCACATTTGCTCGTACTACAGAAGGTTCATTTGAGGCACCAACTAACACTAAGTTTGTTGGTACACTTAATAGTACAATTCGTGTATTTGCTGATAACTATGCAGCTGATGGCACTAAAGTATTGGTAGGTTACAAGGGAGACACAGAAACTGATGCTCCAGCGTTCTACTGCCCATACGTACCACTAATGAGCACAGGCCCAGTAATGGATCCAGAATCATTCGAGCCAGTAGTATCGTTCATGACACGATATGGATATAAAGAGTTAACTAATACTGCTAGTTCTTTAGGTAACGCAGGTGACTATGTAGATGCAATTCGCCTAGCTAACGTATCGTTCCAGTAAAAACTTAGATTTTTATTAGGAATAGAAGAGCCT